TGCTTACTACCCTTCCCAATGAAGGCTGCAAGCGTAAGTTTACTCTTATGAAGGAGGACTACATCACGTTAAAGTTCTCCTTGGAAAATCCTATATATTTCAAACTTGGTTCATACGTGGAGTGCGACTTCGGGCTGTTCGAGGTGTGCGACTTGCAGAAGCCAGTATTCAACACCGATAACGCAGGCTACGACTATGAGTTGCAGCTTGACGCCCACTACTGGAAATGGAAAAACAAAATCTTTAAATATACCCCCGAAGTGTTCGGGCAGGAAGCGTCCTGGAATCTCACCGCTTCACTTGATGTTCAAGCCGGTATAGTCCTTAGAAATTTGAAAGCTCTTGGTTATGCGTATAAAGGTCAGGATTTTGTTTTCTCCATTGACAGCACTGTAGAGAATAAGGCGCTACTGATGACTTATGACAACATCAACATCCTTGACGCCTGTTTTGAGATGGCGAAGAAATGGGATTGCGAATGTTGGGTGACTGAAAACATCATCCATTTCGGACGTTGTGAGTCTGGCGATGCGGTTAACTTTGAAATCGGGGTGAACGTTGTAGAGATATCACGTTCCGATTCCCAATCGACCTACGCCACCCGAATCTATGCATTCGGCTCAACAAAGAATATCCCATCTGACTACCGCCCCGTTGATGAGACTGTAGTACTGAACGGCGTTGTGCAAAAACGCTTAATGTTGCCCGAAGGAACTCCGTACATAGACGCTTATCCCGATATGACCACCGAGGAAGCCATTGAACAAGTGGTTATCTTCGATGATGTCTATCCCCGAAGGGTCGGCACGATGTCGGACATTACCACCAAGGAATACACTGACAAAGTAGAAAATGCCGACGGGACTACCACTGAAAAGAAGTGGAATGCCTACCGTTTCAAGGATACCGGCATTACCTTCTCAAAGGACTATATCCTTCCCGGTAATGAATTGAAAATCACTTTCCGATCCGGCAAGTTGAATGGTATGGAATTCGCTGTGACATTCGACCCTGAGGGAAAGCCGGAGAAACTGGAGAACGATGGCTGGAACCCTGAGGCACAGCTTTGGGAGATAGTCAGGAATGAGGACTACGGCAGACCGCTTCCGGATGGAGCGCTTATCCCCGAAAATGGTGATACTTACATCTTATCAGGCTGGAATCCCATGAAGATAACTGAAATGGGACTGGTAGCAGAAGCACAGTTGGAATTAAAGGACAAAGCCGATAAGTACGTTGCCAAGTCAAAGATAGACCCTTCTACATATAACTGTAAGATGATGTCGGATGTCGCATACAGTGAGGGCGGAGTGCACAATCTCTACGGCATCGGTCAGAAGGTTAACTTAATCAATAAGGCTTATTTTGAGAACGGAAGGCAGTCAAGGGTTATTGGATACGAGTTTAATCTTGACTATCCTTATGATTCTCCGATTTATACAGTAGGGGAGACGGCAGCCTACTCGCGTATAGGGGACCTCGAAGGCAAGATAGAATCTCTTACCCTGAAAGGTCAGACTTATACAGGCGGTTGGGGTAGTGGGGTTTATCTGATTAAAAGAAATGATTCCACACCGGCTACCGACAATAATGCATTCTCGGCTTTGTGCTCGCTGAAAACTTTTCTTCGTAAAGATAAAGAAGATACCGCCAATGAGCTTATCACATTTTTGAAAGGTCTGCTTGTCGGCAAGAACGGTTCTGGTATTACTGTGCTTGAGAACGGTATGTCACAGTCTGTTGTTGATTATCTGTATGTCAAGGTCAAAGCCGTGTTTGACGAACTTGAGGTCAAGAAAAAGACGTATGTGGGTGGCGAGCAGGTGATTTCCCATGCAGGTATGAAATGCAACCGTGTAGAGGAATTAGATGATGTTTACCGCTGTTATTTTAAGGAAGAGGAAGATGAAATTGAGATAGAGAACCAGTTTACTCCTGGATCTCTTGCCGTTGCCCAGGAGTGCAATATCAAGACAGGCGTTTCTCATCATGTCGGCAACCGCTATTACTGGCGGTTGGTCACAGCGGTGGGTGAGAACTATATAGACTTGTCCAAGGCCGTGTGTGATCCTAATGTCGAGAACGATGTTCCGGTGGCAGGCGATGATATCGTGGGATTGGGTCATAAGACCGATATCACCCGACAGGCGGCGATAATTCTTTCTTCGGTGAACGAAGTTTCTCCGTCCATCATCATGTATCAGGGTATTAATGATTTTACCTTGACCGGGAAAGACGTCATTTCTTTTGATTTTGACAGGTCTACCGGTAAGGCCCGGATGAAGGTGTACGGAGATACATACATTGGTGATAAGGATCGGGGCACTTACATAGAATACACCCAGGACAAAGGTGTGGATATCAAAGGAGTCTTTCATATCGAAAAAGGAACTACAGGCTGGAAGAATGTCGAAGGTTTACCGGAAGAGATACAGGCAGCAGCAGATTTGGCACAACAAGCGCAGGATGCAATAGACAATGCTGCTGTCGGAAGTGTCAATCTGTTGCGTAACTCCGGGTTTACGGGAGATTATGAAAGTGAGACATTGTCCTCTGATACTCAATTGTCTGCTGATACCGAATTGTATAGCAAGCAATTAAAGTATTGGACAGGTGTAGCTACTGTATCCGCCGATAATGATGCCGGTTCCGGGTATTCCGCCGCAATCGGCAGCCTGTCACAATCGGTGCCCTTAATTAAAGGAGAAAGTTATGTTATATCATTTAAAGCAAAAGGTACATCAGTGGCTGTTTCGTGTGGCGATTTCAGCACAACTCAGCCTCTTACGTCCGGTTATCAGAGGTTCACATTTAAATTCAACTTTAACGGTGCAGGTATTTTCATGCTCAGTGGTACCGCAACCGTTTGTGAACTTCAGCTAGAAAGAGGAACTATCGCGACCGATTGGAAGCCATCCATCCTGGATAATGATAAGTCCATGGCAGGTTTTCAGGCGATTAATTATATTGCCGACGCGATTAAAGATGGATCTGTGGATATCCTTGGTGGCCTGATTTTAGCCAACATGATCCAATTGGGTAATTATAAGGATGGCAAGATGCAGAAGGTTACTGCCGGAGTGAGTGGCATATACAATGATGATGATGATGTGGCGTTTTGGGCAGGTGGCACGCTTCAACAGGCTATATTGACCGTAATGAGGTTTCGTGATGATCCCAATTACCAGCCTACTGATGCGGAGTGGGCGAACATGGCGAATTTTGTTGCCTCTCATGGCGGTAATGTGTTTTTAAAAGGATATATCTATGCATTAGGCGGGAAGTTCCACGGTATCATTGAAGCAATGGGAGGATTTTTCCGTGGAAGGGTTGAGACCTCTGTAGATGGAAAGCGAATTGTCATTGACCCGGAAAAGAATACGCTGGAAATGTACACGGCAGAAGGACACGCCACCTTGATTTTAAGGTTTGACAAATCATCGGACGAATGGGAATATGGCGATCTCATCTTGCGGAAGTACGTCAATGATCAACTGGCACTCGAAACGACTGTATATCCGGAGCGTATCAGAATACAGAATCATGTTGAAAAAACGGATATCCTGTTAAATCCCAACAACGTCTCGTTTTACGGATCTAAAGGTGAAACATTAATGGTCGGGATGAAATCGGTATATAATGGGGTAAGCGTGTCTAAGTATGTGGCGGATATAAGTTGCAGTCATTGGCCCGGTAAGGATGATGTCGGTACCGGACAGGTCTATGTGGATTATGAGACGGTGGAAGGTATTATAACTAATGGGGTTTTAAAAGTAAAAAAATAATATGGAACTCAATACAGTCATTAAAACAGGTACCTGGTCTGATGCTGCCGACCGAATCAACAGTAATTTTAGCAAGACTTCCACTGAAGTCGAAAAAATAAAATTAAGCAGCACCCGCAGCAAGGGGCTGTATCCTACTATCGAGGCGTTGAAGGCTGCTATACCATCCCCGGTTGTAGGTGATTGGGCTATAGTAGGTGATACCATACCGGGACCAATCTATCAATGCAAAACAAAAGGCACATGGAGTGCCACAGGTACGACAGGAGGAGGTGGAAGTATAGACCTGTCGGGATACTTAACAGCCGAGGAAATTGACGATGTAACATCAATATTATAATTATGCGAATCAATTATCAGTCCGATTTTAAAATCATAGAGAAAAACCTGAATGGAGACCTGAAAACTCCTTTCCGGTTTACTTATCAGACAGTATTGTCGAAACCCGTTGTAGCCTCTTTCGACGGACACGACTACAAGAACTGTCGCAGGCTGGATGATGGCAGCCTGCTGGTTATTTTTAATAATCATGGCATGCGTCCGGGCAACCTGACGGTCAGACGCGAGTATTACCTTACTGATGCTGATTTTGCTGATGGTATCTGTAACCTTGTATCCATGGAGTTTACAGGCATCATCCTTGTCAATGGCAAGTCTGATGACAGTACAGGTACAATTGACGTTTATCCAAACTACCAGAAAGGCGATAAGGGAGACCCAATGACATGGGAATCCATGACAGAGGAGCAGCGTACCGAATTAAAGGACTCTGTGGTAAAGGATGTGCAGAATGAGATGCTTTCTTCCTCTCCAATTTCCGATAAAGAATACGAAGATGTACTGAGTGTTTTCCTTTAATCGGGAACCGATAAAAATAGATTTACGAATTTAAAATAAGAATTATATGGCTAAAATTCATAAACTGACCAAAGGCGGGCAGACTATTTACCCTGCTACAACCACTGATGCAGTGGTACATCCGACTACGCGTAAAAACCTTACGGAAGAACTAGTCGAGTTGTTAAATTACAAGATTTTAAAATGGAATACAGACGTTACAACAACTCGTAAGCAAGTTTTAACAAAAGAACGCAAGACGGGTTTGATTATATCATATATAAACAATGAAAATCAATTAATTAATGAACAATACGATTCTATTGATTTCTCTGATAAAGAGTGGATAAAGAATAGTAATTGGTCAAAAATAGCTAAAGAAGAAAAAATACAAGATTTAATTGATTCTTTAAAAATCGATCCATCTAAAACGACTTTTATGGATGGGAATTTAGCAAGTTTTTTTGATAACATAAGTGATTCTCAATTAATAGCAGAAAATTCAAAGATACAAGTAGATCTCAATAACAGAACATGGGGATTAGTAAGTGGCACTAATAGTATATATAAGATCCCAGTTGATGGAACTAAGATCATATACTATAACAGGGGTTTTAAAACAGATTACCCTAAAATGATTGAATTAGACAAACAAGAGCAGTTTTTATCTACACGTGGCTTTTCTAAATTTAGTAATTATACAAAACCTTCTACAGGGAGGAAAACACAATATATAGTATTTGAGCTTGAAAATACATTTGACAAGTCTTTGTTTTGGATGTCTTATGCAGACGTCTCGAATTTAAGTACTACTCCAAAGTACAACGAGGGGTTTAATTTATTTTACAATAATGAATGGAGAAATGCAGCAAAAGTTATGATAGAAGAGCTGATGAAAGATTCATATTTATCTTTATTATACGAAAAAAATGTAAGATTTTCAATCAATCAAAATAACATAGCTAAGATAATAATTGGTAGGTACAGGAATCCTGTCCAAGTTGTCTTTGCAAAAGGATATATATATATACTAAAATCAATAGATGTAAAAACATTAAGCAATTCAGATCAAACACAAGCCTCTGATTTTTTTATAGACGCACTTGATGAGTCAAAAAATGTTTCATCATTGTGGGGATATTATAATATTTTGGCTATCGACAGAAATGGACTTTCAAAAATAATTGATGATGCATTGGTTCATGTCAGATTTGGTAATTCCACGGAAGCCGTAATGAGAGAGTATACTAATCATATATATATTATAGGAGATAGCCTCTCTGATTCAACATTTACGACATATAATATGTCTTACGTCTGCGAACTTAAGAGGATGTACGAAAGATTATTTAATTTTATTGGCTTTAATGCTATATACGGAGATAAGACATTGGCAGGATTTAATCGTCTTAAAAATTTTTACAACCAAACTATAGATAAGCAATTTGGACAATTAAATAATTGGCAAAACAGAATTGACAATTATCAATTAACGGAAGATAAAATTAAAGGATTTTGTATTTATATCGGAACGAACGACATTGTGAATTTAACTAACTTATCTGAATTTTCATCTACATATAGGGAAATGATTGCATATATTAAGGAGAAATTTAACGAAGCTAATATAATGGTAATTATACCACCAAAATGTAATAAAAAAACAGAGTCTATTGAATACTGTAATGGTATAAAATCAATATGCGATGAAAATAATATAGCTTATGTAGATTTATCCGTTATAGAAGTACTTGATAGTACTGTTGGCGATTATGATTATACAAATTACTATCTGGAAAAAGAATGTATACACTTTAATCAAAAAGGATGGAATTTAATTAATTCTTTGGTTTTGCCAAAATTTACAGAGGTAATGCAAAATCAACTTATCAAAGAGGTCGGAAGATTAGCTTCACAATATACTTTATAGAGCTTCAAAAATTCCCTGCATGTCTTCACAGGCAGGGAATAAAACTTATGCAACGACCTCGCTAGGTCTGTTGGGTTATGAAAAACACATGCAAATATAGTATTAATCTTAAAAACAGACAAAATGAAAGATGTTATTTACAATTTTATCCAGCAGCACATGATGATACACATCGTGTTGATTGCTTTATGTGTCGCCGCTACTATTGGCGCTATGTTCGTTGACCTTGTAACGGGAGTTATGAAAGCCCGTCAGAGAGGTGAAGCGAGAAGGTCGACAGGTTATAAAAAAACGGCAGTTAAGGCAAAAAAATACTTTACCCCATTTATCCAATTATGCTTCATAGACCTGCTATGCTGTGTTGTCATCCCATTTCCTGCATTCTCAATGATTTGGACCGGCTACTGCATCTTTTGCGAATTTATATCGGTAAGGGAAAAATCGTGGGAAAAGGCGGAATTGAGGAAAGCAGAGAAAACAATGAGTGTGATAATTGAAAACAAGGAAGATATCGCAAAATTGGCTGCACAGATATTATTTGAATCAAAGAAGGAGGAAAAGAAGAATGGCAGATGTAAGAAAACTTGTACCGTTTATCCTAAAGTGGGAAGGCGGTTTTGTAAATGACCCTGACGATTTGGGAGGGGCTACCAATATGGGTGTGACTATCGGAACCTATGAGGCATATTGCCGAAAGAAAGGATATTCCAAGCCTACAGTTGAAAGATTGAAAAATCTCACGAAAGAGGAATGGACGGAAATCTTGAAGACCATGTACTGGGACAGATGGAAGGCTGATTTGATACAGAATCAGTCTGTAGCAAATATTCTTGTGGACTGGGTGTGGGCATCCGGTGTTCATGGCGTTAAGATTCCTCAACGCCTGCTTGGTGTTACGGAGGATGGCATTGTAGGTCCCAAGACCATTGCTTCGGTAAATGCCAAGAACCCGCGTGAGTTGTTCGACATGATTAAGATTGCCCGGTTCGACTTTATTGAGGATATATGTCGGAAACGCCCTGCGAACAACAAATTCAAGAGAGGGTGGATGAACCGTATAAATGATATCTCTTATGTTGGTTAGGGTTATGAACTTGGTAAGCCGGCATATATTGCCG